ACGATGTTTTCCAACACCTATATCAATAGGTATTGCGCCATTTTGTATGAAAAACAAAGCTTGTTTTCTATTATAAATATAGTAGTATTCCAAAATATAAACTCCTTATATACGATTATCTGTTTTGTTAGAATCGTTACTTCTTTGTACATCTGTGGTTTTGCTTATTTCGGTTTCATCCATCATTGGTCTTCCACCTTCATCTTCATGATCGTTTGATTCTGTATAGCTACTACGTAACGGTTGCCACTTATCAAATATATCTTCCTGAAACATTTGTTCCGTAATTGAATTGCCAAGAAGTTTTGCAGGATTCATACCATTTACCGCAGCAAGTTCCATTTTTATTGGAAGAGAAGCCTGAGAAAGTTTTAACATACGATTAGAAAAATCTTCTATGTCGAATGTTGTAACGGGAATAATTTTATAGACAAACTGATAATCATTATAGATATATCCTCGAAGTTTCATTTGTAAATCAACCCATGATTCAATTTGGCGATATATGCGATAAATATCAGAAGAATCTACTTTCATGGAAAGTTTCAACTCAGAACCACTAGAAGCGGAAGATATAAGTGCCTTTGAAACACCGGCTTCTCCATAGAAATTCTCAACAGCCTGTTCAACTTTATTTTTATCATCGGATATCGTTGATTTAGATTCTATAAGTTCTAAAGGCATAGGAGATGGAACAATACCAAATCGTTCAGGAAGAATTGCTGCAGCCATTTCTACAAATTTGCTTATTAATTCATCTCCCATACTAATCTGACCTTCTTCATTAGTGGGTATTTTGAAGTAAATCAATTTATATGCATCTGCTTCCGATTTTGCCTTGGATAAGTCCTTAATATCATCTATATTTAAAATTTCTGAAATAAGGTTGAAAAACGGGCAATATAAATATGTAAAATCATTATTGTACTTAATACAAAATGAATTTTTATATGGAATCATAACACGATTATCAGGTGATAACTCTTTAGACTGTTCTATTATTGTCTGTAATTCTGATGGTAATGTAGAATATACATTATCATCTATTAAAGAACGATTAACAGAGAATTGATAAACTGATCCATTGACTAATTTTTCTATTGTACAATAATCTGGTTCTAATATAAAAATAGAAGTGTCTATATCATTTTCAGTAACAAATCCAAAACAAGAATCTTCAATAAACAATTTTTTAAATATATCACTTACGCGATTATCAATTTTAAATTTGTTTACTTGTGCTGTATATTTAATATAATTCTTTTTAAAAGAATTAGGATTTGCAGAAAGCAATTTATCTTGTTTGATTTCTGTATCTATCGTCCAGTTTATAATTGCACTATTAGCAAAATAATCTATAAGCCTTTTGTAATAACCGCTTTTTAGATACATATATCTTGAAAGACGAATTATTTGTTTGCCATAACGTTCAGGATATTGCGACATACTTAATATATTATTTCTGGTAAATCCAAAAATCCTATTATATTTGAAAGCACCTTTATAAGATATTTCTGATAAAATTAATCGTTTCAAACTCGCAAAGTTAAAGGTCGGTGATTTCCCATTTAGAAAATCATTCACATTTTTTGAGTCCTGTTGAAACTGTTCTTTTATTGCTCCGTTGTTATTTGTATTTTCTTCGATGTTTATCACCGCCTTTCTAATGAGAGTATAATTTTGGCTTTCGTGCAAGAGCAGTGAGAGAGGAGACATTCCTGTTTGATTGTTTAGGCTTTTGAAGCAAATCAGACCTTCTCAATACTGCAAGAGCATATCCACCTTCTGCCATTGTATAAGCATGATCATCATGCCCCTTTTTGTCTTTTGCCAATTCATAGGTAACACCACCATTAGGAGTGTCATATCGACACATATATGATAATTGCAGCTTTGCAATATGCATTTGTGCTAATGCTAACTGTTCATCTTGTGTAAGCTTTACTGTATCAAATCCACCATCTTTATTTCCAACCATTATATAATCCTTGTTTTCATAATTGGCAAATTCTATAAGATTCAGTTTTACCATTTTAGAAATAGCATCATACATTATCTTTTTATATCCTTGAGGATCTACAAGATGAACTATTGGCATTGCGTTAGTATATTTTTTCCTTGCAGTTTCATATTGTTTATGGTCTGGGTCTATAATTCCTCTATGCTTTCCACCATACTTATCAGTCCAATCATCCATTAGCTGATCGGCAACTGCACTAATTCCACCACCACCGCTTCCGGCATCAATGTAAAATTCAATATTTTCCCATTCAGCAGCACGCTCTCCATTATATTTAATCATTAAATCCTTAATAATTTCTAACTGCGCTGGCATTGGAAGAGGAGTTTTGTTTTTAGCATTCTGATCAACCATAGATACGACATTTTCTAGTCGTAATTTATATCCAACGTCTTTATCGTTAATCACTTGAAAAATTGACAAAACACTTCCATCAAAATTTCGTGCTGGGTCATAACAGAATATAAACTTCTTTTTTCCAGTGTCATTATATAGAAGTGGTTTACGTGTTGTAGAATTTCTTATAAGTTCATCCATAGTGACAACTGCATTAGAACCGCCGCCTTTTCTGAATTTATTAAATAACTCGACATCTGCATTATCAGGATCTTCTTCTATATCCTTCATAATCTTATCTTCGGTAAGATGAGATTTGATAGGAACGCCATCAATAGTAGAGTGATATAAGACATCATAAGCATTTATATCAAAACAGAAATAATTGCTGTTTCCAACCAACATCTTTTTATAAAATGTTTTGTATTTATCGAAAAATGGATATGTTACATCACCGACACTGGACGTATACAAAATCTGTAACGGCATTTGCTGTGGTTCAATATACCTTACTTTTTCAGTGGAAGTTGAAAAACTGGAATCTACATTCGCAAAATTTTCTACAACAGCTAATTCTTCAGCGGTTTTCCAAGCGGTTTCATTAAACCATACAGCTCCACGTTTACCACGAATAGCTTCAAGATTGGAAGATAATGCTTCCATTTTTGAGTTATTATATATTCTAAATTTACAAGTAGGAGCCTGTAAAAAGCCTGTTTCGCTATTACTGCCAGTCTTATCTACTTCCCTTGCAAATATATCCGTTGCACTTTTAAAATTTGGAATTCTCTTTAAAGCAATATCACGTAGCTTATTAAAAGACTCTACAGACTGCGCATATGTATTAGAACTAATATATAAACTGTAATCAGGAATAAGTAATAATCTTGTCATGAAATAAGCAGCCGCCAAAGTATCTTTTCCTGCACCACGACACTCAGCCCATAATGCATATTGAACTATCCATGTTCGCATAAAGCAATATGCTTGATAATCAATTAATTTTAGCCCGAAAAAAGTCTCGCAAAATTTCACGGGATTTTTTCGCCCCCACTGAACTATGCGAGACATCTTAGAATATTCTTCAATTTTTCGTTGACTTAGTTCTTTAGATGACATTGGTTTATATATTTCCATTCATGTCACCTCTTTTTGTTTTCTAAATCAATTATCTGATTTTTAAGATTTCTATTTTCTTCTTTTAACCGATCAACTTCAGATTCAAGATTTTTGATAATATCCCGCTGTTCTTTAACAATATCGCTGTATTCATTGTTATCAAGTGTAAGCTGATTTGCTATATTCTGATTGCTTATATCATCTATTTGCTTAAATGCCTCACTTGTTTTTATATCAAAAAGATTAACTTGAATTTCTTGGAAACCGTTCTTCTCCATTTCTTTCATCATAGAAGATATAGAGTCTTGTCCTTGATTAGAATTTTTATTGTAATTAGAGGAAATGTTATTATCCTTAGCTATTGTTGCTATAGAGGATAGAAGAGAAGACTTTGCACTTGTTAGAGAAGTAATCCTTTTTTCATTAGAATCTGATTTAGAAAGTTCTGTGTTCAATTCATCTGTGATTTTTCTACATTGGCAATAGGACATAGTTATTTCGATTACACATTGCTTTTTATGTCCATCTTCCAATATTCCGGGGGTATCAAAATACCCAGATAATAAATTAAAACAATATTTTCTATCAAATTCATCCAATCCAACATCTTCAAATGGATCATAACCAAGTTTAGATATGATATACTTCATATTTTGTTTATCTTCTTTAGTCCA